CTTGCGGTAGAAGTCTGGTGGCGTTGCTGTGCGCTTGCCTGTGCTGGCTCTGGCTGGCTTGGCGGTCTCCTCTGGCGATTTGCTGGCGCTTTCCTTGGCCATCTTCTCGACCTTCTTTGCGCGCTCAGCTTCCTGTGCCTGCTTCTGGCCCCACTTCTCAAGCACCAGCTTCTCTTCAGGTGTCAGCTCTCGAGCGGCTGTTGCGGCCTTCTTGCCGCCAGTGATCAGATCCAAGCCTTCGCTCAATAGCTGGACGGCTTTGCCACCCTTGCCGAACTTCTGGTCTTGTGTGGCCAGCCACATGGCATCTTTGTTTTTGGAGATGGCAACCTTGCCGCCCTTCTTAAAGGGTGGGCCTTGGTTGATTGTGCCGCCGTCGTTCATGTCAGGGATTGTGTTGTAGTCAGCCACGGAGCCTCCTTCGGCTAGTTTCTTGCTCTGGAGCTCGAGCATCATGGTGTCAGGGTTGTGAGAGATGGCCACACCGCCACGCTTCATGCCTTCGGCTGGTGGGGCATCGCCTCTGGCCTGTCTCAGCTTTGCAATGTCTTCCTTGTTTAGATACATAGGGACATCTTGGCCAAGATCAGTAAAGCCACGCAGTTCATCTGGTGTGAACACAGCGCCACGTTCAGTTAATCCAGTGTTGTGGAAGTCGCCAACGTCAGTCCATTTGCCACTACGAACAAAGTCCTGCACGAACGGGATGTAGTCTTCCTTTGGCTTGGCGTTCTGCTTGCCTTTGATCTGAATGATGCGCTCAGGCATTGGGCCAAGTATTTCGTTGGATGCCTGCTGAAAGAACTGGTCAATGTCGCCAGCCCTGCCAGTGCCCTTGGTGCTCCACAGGTTCTGCGCCCTATTGTGGATCTGCTCCATCTGTTCTTGGGTCGGCTTGTACGGGCCTGCCTCTGTGTATTGGCTTCCATAATTAAAGCCACTCAGCTCAGGGAAGTCATCACCGCGCCTTGAAGTTCCAATTGGATGCGGCTCTGGGCGAGCTTCAATCGTCACGTGCGGCTCACCTCGGGTGTCACGCAGGCTGTAGATGCGAGAGCGGCCAGCGGCCACGTCAGGGCAGTAGCCACCGACGCAGTGGCCCATGGTGTCGCCCTCGTACTTCAGAGCCTCCTCGAGGCGCTTGTCGTACTTGAGCGCTTCAGCGATGGCCTCGCCTTCAGTCTTGTGGAAGGGCACGTTGATATGGCCAAGGTTGCTGACTGGTCGGTCAACGGCTTCCTTGCCCGTCTCGTCCACCACCCTGTAGCTTCCAGTCATGTCGTCTTTGACGACGCTGTAGCCAGCAGGCAAATCTTTTGGGGGCGCCAGCTCAACCCACCTATAACCCTCTGGGTATTCTTTGTAGGTGGGGAAGTTGTCTTGCTGTTTGATCTTAGCGTCGCGCATGATCTTGGCGCGCTCAAGGTCGAAGTCAGCTGTGCGGCGCACTGCCTGCTCCATGCTCATCTTGCTGAGCTGTTCAGGGCGAATGCGTCCTTCGGCCACGTCTTGGCGCAACACGTCGATGATGTGGTCAAAGCGAAGTCCGCTCATCTCGCCAGCGAAAACCTTTTCTTTGGGGTCAAGCTTTGCAACCCATGGGTTTTCTTTGTTGGCAAACTCGAGGAAGGTTTCGCTCTGGTTGTATGGCGGGATTGCGTCGAACAGCTTCGCAAGCTTCTTGTCGCCAATAATCTCAGCCTTCTCTGGGCCAGACATCCTGAGCAGGCCAGTGATCTGGTTTTCATTGAAGCCCTTGCCCTCTAAAAACTTGACCAGACGCTCGTCCACCAGCTTTTCATGCTCGGCGTATTTGTCCAACGCTTCTTTGCGCTTGGCCTTGGTGGCAGGATATTCTTGAATCTCACGAGCCTCCCTTGGGTAGATGGCTTGGTCAGACATCTGCTCCCACATCTGTGAGCTTGGGGTCTTGCCTAAGCCACCCTCTGGAAAGCCTTGGCTTCTGCGAATGTCTTCCAGCTCTTCAGGCGTCCACAGGTTCTCTGGGTTGTGCATGTCACGTGGCAGGTGCGACGTGTGCTCCATGGCCATAGAGCGCTCCACATCAGCGTCGTCCAACATGCGCTGAGCTTGGCGGGTGAGGTTAGCCTTGCGGCGTGGATCGGGTTCTTTGGCGGCCCGTTCTGCCATGCGGCTGGCGCGCTCTTTATCTTTGGCGAACTTGTCTGCAATCTCCAGCTCGCGCTTCTCAATCAGCAAACGCACAGGGTCAACAGGCGTGCCCATTTCGTTCTTGACGTACTTGGTCAGGTTGCTTTCAACCCACTGGTTGACGGCGTTGTTCTTGAGCTTCTGGTTCAGCTCATGACGGGCGCGCTGGCCTTCAGTGATGTAGTCGCCGCCTTTGAGCTTGCCAAGCGCCTCTTCGGCCTCGACCTTGCGGGTCATCTCGGCAATCTCTTGGGGCTTGAGAGGAACCCAGTTTTGCAAGTAAGACAGGCGAGGGTATTGGTTTAGCCAGTTGCCGCCCACGTCCTTGACAGCCAGACCAGCGGACATTCCCTTGGTTGCCTTGGCCAGCTTGGTCAGGCCGGGAACCGCTAGGGTTGCCGCGTCGAAGGTGTCTTCAGGAAGCAGGGGGACGTTGGCCTTGCCGATGTTGGTGATCGGCTGGCCGTAGTTGTACCGCTCCATGGTCTTGTACAGGCCGGGGACCCCCAGCAAATCGCTGATCATTTCAACGGGAGGGTTGCGGTAGCCCATCGGTGCTCGGGCGAACTCGTCTGCTTTGCGTATTGCTTTGGCCAGCGCTCCTAATGCAGGGGCACGTTCTGGGGTGGCGCGGATCTCGTCAGCCATGGCTTATCCTGCTGAGTTGTTGCTGTTGCCCCAATGATACCTTGGGAGTTGGCTCAAGTCCATCACGTTTGCCCAGCCCGTTCCTTGAACACGCCATCGGCCCAGTGGCCAGAACTGTGCGAGCCCTTGTGGGAAACGTACACGGTGGTCAGGTCGTCAGTCACGTGCTTGTCAAACTTGGGCATGGTGGTGAAGGCCACCACGTTGTCCGAATAGTAAAACTGGGTGTCGTTCAGCAGGTCCATCATCAGGGCCTCGGCGAACTTCCGATTGAATGCCATGGAACTGCTCATGCCGCCGGGCGCGTGCGCTTGGAACTTAGCAGGCGGCTGGTACTTGTAGTCATGGTGGTCCACGAACAGCACAGGGCAGGAGTCGGATAGCGTCACGTCATGGCCATCCAGCGCGGCCAGCTTCTTTTCCACGTGGTTGCGCTTATAGATGTCGTCATGGTCGGCCCACAGGAACACGTCACACTGCTCGGCCAGCAGGTGGCTCAGGGGCAGTGCGTACCACATGTGCTGTTTGATGGTGGTCGGCACGTGGATCCACTTGATCTCGATCAGCGGCTTCAGATCCTCGATGGCCCACTCGTAGCTCTCGTCGTTGCCGTTCTGGTGGATGCACAGTAGGTCAGGCTTAACGGTCTGCACAATCCACTGTAGGACCGCCTGACGGAGCAGGTCAGGCCTCTTGTACGTGGGGATCATCACCCCGACTTTATGCGGCATAGGGATTCTCCAGCTTGCGCTGGCCGCTGTCGATGTAGTCGTCCATGTCGTAGTCGTCGCGTGGGGCGCCATCGATGTCCAGCCAGCCAGCGTCACGCAGGAACCGCAGGCCTTGGGTGCAGGCGTCCACGAAGTCGTCGTGGGTGGAGTCAGGGAAGGAGCAAATCTGGGACACGAAGCCCTCAGCCCAATCCTTGACGTAGCCCTTACGCACACTGCTCTCAGGGATCCACACACGGCCAGCGGCGATGATGTTGGAGACGATGTTCAAGCGCTGGATCTTGTCAGCACGGCCGGGGTTATACGCACGTACAGGCAGGTGGCCACGGCGCAGGTCTTGGATCAGGGCGATACCTGCGGACTTGTCTTCCACGAGGATCAGGTCAACCCGCTTCTTGTCTTTGCCCTCGCCATAGACCACGTCGTACTCCTCGATCACCTTGGGGCGCAGGTCTGGGTATTGCAGGCGGTCCTGCCAGCAGTCGATCACCATGGCCGACATTGGGCCGTCCAGAGGCTTGAACACGCCGAACGTGATGGCCGCCGTCGGGTCGTTGACAGTCTTCTCTGAGCTGGCGCAGTCGTAACTCTGCACGATGTACTCGAACTTGGGGAACGGCTTGTTAGGCGCCCACAGCTTGAACATCTCGCGCTTGACGATACCTGACTCTTCTGGGTCGATCAGCTCAGCATGGATCTCCTGCCGCCCAATCTTTGTGCCCTCATACGCAAGGATCTGCTTTTGAAAGCTTGGCGCAAGGTTGGCCAGATTGACGTATGTCGAGGCTGTCGTGATGGCCACGTCGTCACCTTCCCTGCCGATCAGCTCCACGATCAGGTCTTTGGGGCGAGGCGTGGTGGTGGCGATGATCTGGGTTCTGCCGTCTTCCTTCTTCAAGCGAACGGCGAACTGGATGTTGTACCAAGCTTCGTCGAGGTAGTCCCAAGCGGCCAGCTCGTCCAGCCATGCGCCATGGTACTGGCCACCACGGAAGCGGTCAGGTTCGCTGGCGCTGATGCCTTTGATCAGGCTACCGTTTAGGAGCGTGATCTCGTGCAGAGCTTTGTTGTAGTCCTTGATCAGTAGCGGCGGGATGACGGCGATCAGGCCTGACTCACCCTCAAAGCATGTGCCGCGCACGTCCATGGATGTGGGGGCGGATACCAGCCAGCGCGTGTTGGGGTTCTCCCAAGCCCACCACCAGAGCTGTTCTGCCGCCGTACGGGTCTTGCCAGCGCCACGGCCAGCCAGCATGAGCCAGATGGACCACCATGTGCCTTGGGGTAGCTTCTGATGATTAAACGCGCCTGAGAGCCATTCTGTGCGTTTGGCGTACGCTGTTCCATGGTACGGGCCAAGCTGGGCCCTGATGCTTTCGTCGCGCAGGATCTCAACTGCGGTTTCCTCTTCAGTCGCCATCACTCAGCAATCCGTATCAGCTCAAGCCTCTTAATGGCCGTATCCATGCGCTTCTTGATGTCCACATCAATCATGGTCACGTCAATCACGTTGTCAGGCTGTTTGAACTCGCCGTACTTCTTGGGGTTGAACTTGGCCAACAACTTGAGGCGGGTTTCGATCTGAAGCTTACGGTGGCCAAGCATATCCTCTTCGGTGATGGTCATGCTGTCTTCACCCTCTTCGGCGCCAGAGCTGTAAACCTTCTTGATTCCGATGTGGGGCGTGTCAGCGATGTACAGGCATTCCTCGGCCAAAGCGTCGTAGCCAATGTCGCGTGCACGTGCGATGGCTGTGGAAAGTTCTTGATCCCTCCACATCCAGTCATACACCGTTCTCCAAGCAGGGAACCCTTCGTTCTCTCTGCATATCTGTCTAAGCGGTATTCCTTCGCTTAGCTTCTCACAGATGATTCTTGCTATCTCTGGTGTGTACTTGGTAGGACGCCCACCCTTGTTGGGCTCTTCTTTTGTTTGCGGCTTACCTGTCACATCTGCGACAGTGTCGCTGGGAAGACTCTTTGGTTTCTTAGCCATTGCTGAACTCCTTTTAACGTGAAGTTTAACGCACGTTTCGTTTTGTGTGCAACGGTCAGTCTCTGAGTCCCCTCATGATCCTTCTGTCCATGTCTTTGATGGTCATCTTGTATTCTCTGTTTTGGCTTTCCAGTTTGGCGATTTTTGCGTTGGCGTGCTTGAGCTTGGCTTCTAGCTCTTGAATTTGGGTTTGGAGCTCTTGAACAGTCTTTTCCGCGGTTTCCGTCATGCTTCGGTTCCGTAGTTCTTCATGGCCCGTACGTAAATAGCAAAGGATGCGGCTGTGTCACCCAGAGCTGTCATTTGGTCAAACCTTTGCGCGACTTCTTCAAGCGTGTCGTTCCTGACGCTGTCTTGTAGCTGTTGCAAGACCATCTGACGCTTGCGCCAGCCCATGGCCATCTCGTATTGGTTCAAGACTGGCTCGATCATGTGTTCTTCTCCTTAGGTTTGCATTCATAGGTAGTGCTATTCACCCAAAAACCACCAAGTTTGTCACACTCATGTGCAATTGTTGATGCCGACATAGCCCAGCCAAAACCAAAAGTGCAAGCAAGCACTAATGCACCAATAAAACCTTCAAACATTGTTCTTCTCCTTGAGTTTGGCTTCAACTGCGAGAACAAGTCCAAATGAACTTCGTTCATACATATTAAAAAGATGGTCTTTCTCCTCATCCGTCAGCCCTACCCATGTGCGCTTTAGTGGGGTGATGTAGATGCCTGTGCTTGGTCTTAAGTCCAAACGCTCCAATGCAGTATTGCTAAACAGTTCACCAGCAATTCCAACAGGCTTATCCTTCGCTTCTCCGTCACTTCGTGACAATAGTGCGGCTTTAATGGCTTTGATTGCTTCTTGGGCCCGATACGAACCGCCCAATCGCCACACAGCAACATCGCCACCACCTTCGCCAGTCCACTTGTCAGGAATACCAAACAGGTTTTCCAACGCCTCCAATGCAAGGCGTAATGCTTCGTCTTTGGTCATTGCCGGGGCTCCCGCTTGATGTTCTCCAGCTCGGCGATCTCTTCGTCCGTCAGTGGCCGTGCGTCTTGCATGATGGTCCCTTCAGCGGCCATCTTGTGGATCTCGGCAATCATCTCGGCAAGCTCATCTGGTGAGCCATCAAAGCCATCAAAGCATCCCTCAGCAAAAACCACCTTCAGGGGCTTTTGGGGCTGGTCACGGCCAAAGATGGCATCCCAGCGGGTGTCCCACTCTTCTTGTGTCAGGCTCGATGGCCTGCGTCCGCTACCTTTGCTCATTTGTTTTTCTCCTTAAATCATTCCTAAAAGCTTGTCCAATCGTATGGGTGCGCTCTTTTCTTGGTTGCTTGCATTCCCGTTCAAGCGTGGTTTCAGAGTATGAATGTACAAAGACTCAAGCTTGTCAAGATGGTCAGCCTCACAGGGCCCAAAAGCATACTTGTCAAACTTCTTGTCGTGGTGCTGTGAAATGCGAGAGTAAATGTTTACTGACTGGCCTACATACACGACCTCTTCGCCCTGTACCAAGAAGTAAACTCCTGTTGACCTCTCCCAAGGAAGCGCCAGCTTGGCAATCTGCTCACCATCAAGCAGTGTTTTGTTGGTCAAGGCGGCAGAGACAACGCTCATCTTCTCAAAGTGGCTCAGCTCTGCCAGCCTTGTTTCCAGTGCAACAATCTGGATACGCAACGACTCAGGGTAGATCAGCGCGTCTTGCCTTTGCTTCGCAAGCCACTCCCTGTTGGCTTTGCGTGTAGCAACACCCTTCTGGGCTATGGCTCTTCGCTCCTCTGGAGTCTTGAGTTGCATGTGGTTCACGCATTTTTCTCCAGCAACGCGGCTTCAATCTTCTTTGCCCACTCTAGCACCTTGACAAGGTTCCAGTTGGAGCTCTCAGCGTTAATGCCCAGTGCCTGCTGGATCTCTTCGTCGGTCAGGTTCTGCCACTTGCGCTGTGACATGACGTTTACTGCCTTGTCCACACTGGACTGCATCTGATACTGCATCCCGTCAATAAACCCATGCTCGTAATCCGCGCCTTTGTCCAAATAAGGCTTTTTGCGCAAGATAACCTTGTCAGAATCTGTTGGGTGGTCTTCAAAGTAAGCGGCACTCATTTGTTTTTGCCTTTCAGTTGTTTTGCGGCCCAGCGCGCACCAGCCAGAAAAGCTCTGTTGCCTCGCCATTGGTCGGGGATTTCCTTGGTGGACAGCCCAACCCACCCGCTGGTAGGGGTAGAAGGGGCTTTTTCGGCCTTTTGGGGCGTTTTCTGGTCCCGTTGAGGGTCAAGTAGCGTCATGACCTTCTGAGCCGTTACAGGCTCTTCTTTGGCAAAACGCTCGATTTCGGCCAGAACGCAGTCAATCCCTGCGTCGAACCCTTTGATGTAGTCGCTCATGATGGTCTCGCTCATAAGATTTCGTGGATGTCTTCGCACCAAACTTCTTTGATGTCGTAAGGGACGGTGGCCAGCACCACGTCGATAGCGTGGTCAGCGCTGGTGGCCTCCACCTCGTGCTCGGAGGTGTGGTTTTTGATGCCAAGGGTCTTGACGGTGTAGATCATGCTGTCACCTCCTGAGAGAGAACCAGTTGCAGGTTGGCCAAGAGTTGCTCGGCCTCAGCACGGGTAAGGGGCGCGCTCATGCTGGCGCGGCGGCCTTGCAGAGACAGCCACACGCCGCCGTCGTACTGGTCAGCGCTGATGCGAACTTCCGCCTCAGTGTTGAATGATGTTTCGATTTCGTTTGTCATGCTGGTCCCCTTAGATTGCGTTGGCTTGTGCGGTCAAGTACTCGTGCTCTTCTTTGGTCTCTTCCAAGATGCGCACATATTCGTCCTGTGGAATGTCGTAAGTGATTTCTTGGCCAGCGGCGTTGAAGATGGAAACGTCGTAGATCTCCGCGCAGTTGTAGTCGTAGGGAGAGTTGTTTTCTTCGGGGTAGTAGTCGTATGCGACTGTCACGTCCTGAACAGTTTCGCCGTCGTCAAAAGAAACGACGTTCTGGTAGTTGAAGCGGAAGTCTGAAACCTTAGATACGTATGCCATTTTGAGCTCCTTCAAGTAACCGCCTGATTGGCGTGAATAAATTGTAACATGAAATTAAAAGGGGCTGTCAACCCCTTTTGAAAATTTATTTAACTGCCTTTGGGCGCTGGATAACGGTTTGCTTTACGCCTTCACGTACGCCGTGCTCTTTGATGGTGGCCACGACAGTGAACGTGTCACCCTTGCCGCGTGGCTGGCCTTCAGGTGTCCATGCCACCACGGAAGAGTTGCCCTTGTAGATCACGACGTTGCGGTCGGCATCTTCCATGATGTAGATGTAGACAGAACCGTAGGCGCCGTCCAGCACCACGATGTGGCCAATGGTGAGGGTAAGGGTGATCTTTTCGCCGACAGTGCCCACGTGCTGGCGTGTAGCGTCCAGAGCGGCCTTTTTATCGGCCCACTCAGCTTTGCGTGCGGCACGGGCGTCGATACCCTTGAGGATGGCTTCGCTCTGCTTGGGTGAGAGCTTGCCCCATGTGTAGAAGGCGTTGGCCATGTTGCCCAAGAAGTCTTCCTTATAGCCCATGAAGTCGCCGCGGTCGTTGTAGAGGATACCGTCAGCCAAGGCGCTCTCGATTTCGTCGGCGCGTGGAGTGTTCTCTCTCCAAGTTTTTTGCGCGTTGGCAAGGATGTTGCGCTTGACA